GCTCGTGGGCCCGCCCACGCCCCCTACGGCCGTCACGGCGATTAACGGCGACACCACGGCTACCGTCAGCTGGACAGCGCCCGTGACCGATGGCGGCTACCCTATTCTGTACTACAGCGTGATCTCGGAGCCAGACAGTATCATTCAATCCGTGTTTGGACCGGATATTACAACCCTAACCATGGTGGGACTTACACCCGATGTCAGCTACGTCTTTCGTGTAAAGGCCGGCAATGCATATTATGTGTCTGCTCTATCGGCACCGTCGGCCGCTCCCGCCGTCGCACCCACCAATGTGATTGCGGTCCCAGGATATTTGATTGCCAATGTGAGCTGGACGGCGCCGACAAGCAGTGGCGCTGTGCCCATTGAGTATTATATCGTAAATACCTTTTTGACGGGCATTTTTCCCAAGGTCGTATATCCACCGGCCACGAGCACCGTGATAACGGGCCTGATAATGGATACGGAGTATTATTTTACCGTTGTGGCCATTACATCGCTGACCGAGTTGGAGTCCGATCCGTCTAACACAATTGTATCGCAGGAGGTGCCCGAACAACCGGCGGCACCTACGGCGGTCCGCGGACTTGGACAGGCTACTGTCAGTTGGTCGGCGCCCTACGACGGCGGTTCGCCCATTACCGGCTACACGGTCACGTCGAGCCCTGGTGGTGTAACCGCCACCACGGTGAGTGCTCTATCAGTGGTCGTAGCGGGACTCACCGGTGGCACATCCTATACCTTCACCGTGACCGCGGCCAATCAGTATGGCCCCTCGCCGGCATCGAATCCATCGAACTCTGTAATAATCGCAGCGGTACCGTTACCGCCGACAAATATCGTGGCGACCAACACCTATACCGGACCGACTTTCACTGGCGTTTCCGTTCATTGGACTCCGTCGGTCAGTCCAACCGATGCTGTGACGAATTATTATCTGTATCCGTATGACTTGAACGGGTTGTTCAGTTTGCCCTACACTGATCTAAGTGGCGCGGCTATTGTGCCCGTCGGTGGTCTCATTACCGCTGTAAGAACGGCGGGCCTTGCCTTGGGACGGGAATATGGATTTTATCTTGTGGCCAAAAATAGTTTCGGGTTATCTGCGGGATCTGCACTGTCGAACACGGTGATTCCGGCCGCGGCTGCGAGTTCGCCGACCAGTCCATTGGTAAATAATATAGTGGATGGGTACAATACACCGGTCAATATTGGTCTAACTACATTCTATGATATTGCCGTTGTCAGCTGGATTCCATCTGTGGCAAATGGCTCCATTATTACGTCCTACTTGATTCGCACGTATGAAAATAATGTCTATAGAGGTGCAACACCCTGCGCTATTACTGTACCTGATGGATCTGGGCGCATTGCCCAAAACGTGGGGGGTTTGGATCGCGGGGCGGTCTGTAAATTTACAGTTGAAGCGAACAGTACGCTCGGTACATCGGCGGCGTCGGCATTTACTTCCGATGTTGCGATTATGAATGTGCCATCGGCTCCATCGTATGTAAATGCTACGTATTTTCCCCAGTATGGTGCATTTGTAGTTACAATGAATGCGTCAAGCGCCAACGGATCCCCTATATTATACTATACTATCCGAACAAAAGATCCAAATGGTAATTTCATACCCGATACGACTGCTGCACCCACGACTCCCCAAGTATCGGCCTTTGTGTTCATTAATCCATCACTTTTGGGGTTTTACACCTTTTTTCTGTATGCTACCAATGCGGTAGGAAGATCTGACAGTTAGTACTTCAGTTTGTTTCTATAGCTCTCTATGGCGGATCGGTGTGTAGTGAGAACTTGGGGAAAGGCGGCAATGAGACGCTCCAGAAGGTGGCGGCGATGTTCGAGGACGAGGATGCACCAGGCCTCTTTGTCTTTGACTCTAGGCTGTTGCATGTGCCGTCGTGGCTGCTGCCGCCGCTGATTTATCAACTTTGGCGGCTAGCACAGAGGCCCAGTCATTGCGTAATGTAAGGATCGGCTCCTGTTTGGCGTCGGCCCAGCTGACCGTGCCGATCTCCGTGGGATCCGTCAGATCATAGGTGTAGGCCTTGGAAGTGGCCGGCTCCACCAAATAGACGATGCCCTGAATGTTGAGCTTGTAAAACGTGCGATCCATGTACTGGGCTGCTTGTGTGGCTGCCGTCACCGTCAATTTTGTTGGTTTTGTTGGTTTTATTGGTTTTATTGGTTTTATTAATGTTGTCGTCTGAGATGCCGGTCTATCGCTAACAGGGCGAGGAACATCAGAATGTAGCGGATCAGAAGACCCAGATCCTGCGTGGCCTGCTCCTCTAGGGCCCAAGTGGTTCTATTCATCTGCTGACTTCCTGCTGTCTGCTGGAGCCGTCATGTTTGTCGGTCAAAAAGTTGATGTCAGCTGTACCGCTGTTGCAGCATAACAGCCAAGATGACAACGTGCGCTGTTTGTTGGAATAAGCTTCGGATTTCGAGGGACCACGGTGAAGAGCCGTGTGTCGTTCGCGCCTCCCTCTGGTGCTCACAATGCTCCTGCTATGGTCACGAGGCGCCGACCTGCGATGCGGCGACCCACGTGCGCCGACCGGCCACGCTGGAGGAATTGATTCCGGTCGATGTTAGAGAGCGCTGGGGTCTTGCGACGGAGACACCGATTATATGGCCTGGATCGCAGACGCTGGAAGATGCGGAGCGCGAAATTGCCGAGGCCAACACGATCGAAGTGCGGTATCGCGAAGGCAAGCGGGATAGTCGTATTCGTGAGGTCATGAATGGCCTCAAGATTAAGACGGTGCATAAAATGGATGATAATCTGCAGCGACTGCGAACCTGGGCCATCGCGTCTGGCAAAAAAGTGCGGCTTGTACTAGAGAGATGACCGAAGAGGGATTTACACCGGCGTCGCGCGTGGTGGAACTTTTTGATGGAACGGCGCCGGGACTGACACAATCGGGCGGTTCTACAGGACCCGTGTATGTCGCGGGGGCGCGCTATGAATCGCTGGCGGAAATGCAGGAGGCGCTTGAACGGGGTGGGCCGGCGGGTGTCATTCAGGCGGGTGGCAGTTACCGAAGAGTAACTAAGCGCGGCGGCGTTTTACGCTACAGACGCACGCATAAAGGACGGCGACGGTTCCCACGACGGCTACGTAGGACCAAGAGGCGTAATTCGCGAAGGGCTCGACGGTAGGGGGTTTAAGAGTTCCTGGTGGCAAAGGCGGTGTGCGATCCTGACACTCCTGATCGCCGGGTGCGCAGTTTCCATCTGTAGGAACCTGGCTCGTTTTAACGGTGGGCTTGTTATTGGCCACTTGATTGGTTGTTCTATCCTGTTGCATCACAGTCGTTTCGGCGGTACCCTGTGACATCCCTCTGCGTTCTCGCACATAAAGAAATTGGCGATCGTTCTGTTAGAATGACGACCCTCAAGCCCGATTCCATTAAGGAGAAGCTGGCGCGCGAAATGGCGAATCCCGAAGAGGCCCGCAAGATGGATGCCGAGATCCGCGAGTCCAAGCGCTCCGTAGGGGCCCGGGCCATGGTCGAGGCGGTCAAGGCGGCACAGGCCCGTGGTCTGTCAAAGGAGGAGATTGAGGCGTCGCTTGCGACGCAAAAGGAGGAGTACCCCCGGCTGTTTGCGATGGTGCTCGACCCAAGACACTCGCCGGCAATGCTGTACGCCATGCTAGCCCAGCTGGAGTCCGTGGAACGGGGGTCTCGGACGACGCATGATGCATCGGTGGCGGTCGGAACGATCCTGGTAAATTCGTTCGTGCGACCGAAGCTTGGAATGGAACCAGTGCCTCTTCCAGATTCAGTGAAGCAACCTGGTCGTCCGTAAGGCCGGCATATCGGCCGTTGAGAGGGATGCGATGGGTCGCGCACCAGGCCCGGCTGTTCCGGATGTTTCCAACCAGAAGGTCTCTGATGATATCGCGGGTAGGCGCTTTGATAAGGTTCAATGTCATTTGAATCTTATTGAATTGATGGAGCTCTATCTGCTCTTGAAAGGCTTGAATGCCGGTGATCCAGGCAGGCGAATAGTCGAAGGGCTGTGCAAATAAATGATCCCAACCGACCGGTGCATCGGTCGCTGTCAGAGTGCGGAAGAGGTCCAGAATCCAGGCCTTGGTTTCACCTCGGAAGCCGGAGCCAATCCAGTAGCGTTCGGAGTTGGCGGGGCGGCTGGTGCGGGGCTTTACGAGGCCTGTACGGGCGAAGCAGGAAGAGAGAATCCAGATAAAGTCGAGGGTCGCCTTGTTCTTCATATCGAACAGCTTGAGGATCATGGTTCCACCCACACGGAGCGTCGTGAGACCAGCTAGGGCTTCGGCAATCAAGAGGCGCTGGACGGTGGTTTCCTGACCGTTGAAGTCGGCGCTGAAATCGAAGCCCCCGTCGGCCGTATAGACATCGGCTTTGCCTTCCGTCAAGGTCGCGGCCGCTGCGGCTGTAAAGGCGGCCTGATTGGCAAGGTTATAGAGGTTGCCGGTCCCGTCGGCTCCGTACGTGATCAGGACTTCGGGATGGTTGTGTAAGAAATTCTGGGATTTGCGCCAGCCGGGCACAGTACGCTCTGTGGATTTGAGGGTCATTGCGATCATAGGAATACGACTGCTGGATCGATCCTGAATTGCCTCCAGGAAGCCGCCGGGGCCTTCGGCGGAGTGGGCCGTCGCTCTCGCTGTGAGGCCCAGCAGATCCCAGAGTTCGATCATCTTGAAATAGGATCGGCTGAGCGGCTGGAGAGCGGCGATCGACCAGGGCATGCGGCGCTGGAGGGAGAGAAAGATGTATTCGTAGGGATTGGTGATCTTTTTGGCATCGTCCCAGGTGCCGACGGGAGCCACGCGATCGATTTCGTTTTTCAGGGTAAGGAGCCGATCGTGCAGGGGCGTGTGCAAAATATTTGTCGGGGTGCCTGTGGCTAGCTTGATGTCTTGGGTAGGACTCGTGGGCTGTTCGCCGATGGGTTCTAGCCAATGTACTGTGTTCTCCATACTAGGGGTACGGACCTTTGCGTTTAGACTCAGTTACGGCAGTTCTTCCGAGACTTGCGCGCCTTGCGACTCTTCCTGGAACCACGGCTCTTACGGCGGCGACGGTAGCCACCGCCTTGATGTCCGACATTCATTGGGGATCCTGGTTGCTTTGCTTGTGCTGCTTTTAAAGCAGCATCTAATTCATTCTCCACTACATCTTTACTTTTATCAATAACCGTCCCTGCAGCAACTGCAGCATCATATGTTGTAGTATCAGGCTTTGCTGCATATGCCGCCACTGCGTTATCATATGCTACTTGGTTTTGTTGTGCTACTACGAATGGATCTCGTCCATCACCTGGAGCCCCCCCAAACAGATTTGCCATTCTATCTCCTGTTACTAAATTAATCGCATGATCGGAAGAGTATTTCTACTGCCGCCTCTGGCTCTTCCTCCCCTTACGACCGCGGCTTTTCCTAGACCGGGATCGGCTCTTCCTAGCCTTACGGCCTCGCGTCTTGCGGTAGCCGCCGCTTTGACGTAAAAGACCAAGTTCCCGATTGACTGCATTAGAAGCTTCTTCTTCATTCTTACCTCGATTTACTATTCCGTATATCCTTATAGCTTCCTTTATTGCATGTTCTTTTTCACTTATGTCATTGACATCTAATGGCAATGTTTGATTTTTTAAAATAATACGCTTAGCATCAGCTATCGCAGCCTCATAGCCCGCTGCATCATCTGTGTAAGTCTTCTCTACATATGCAACGGTGCTTTCAGCTGGTCCTTTAGAAAATTGGCTAAAATGTTGCCGCATAACCATCGGATCATACGGCTCACCACCACCACCTACCCCAAAATACCTAGACCGGGATCGGCTCTTCCTAGCCTTACGGTTCTTCCTAGACCCGCCGAACCCAAAATAAGAAGACCATGTGCGCTCCTTTTGTTCCTCGACTGGTACTACGACTTCTTCTTGGTTCTCCATTTACTTTGAACGCCGATTATTTTGCCGGGTCTTGCGACCCTTCTTGGAGCGAGTCTTACGGCCGCTACGCTTACGACGGTGGCCGCCTAGTTGGTCAGGCCCTACAAGATTATCTTCTAGCCCTAAATTTCTAATAAGAAAAGCCAAGTTAAATGAACTTGTATTTGAACCAAATTTATATGGATAAATAGGCGTAGATTTTATCATTGATGCATCATTACCTGTAAAAAGAACACGCCCTAAGCGTGTATCTTTAGAATAATACTTCATTAAAAATCCTGCTAATTTTTGTTTATATTCTGGTCTAGATGTAGCTTCATTTAAAAGATCTTCTAATTTACCAGCAGCAAAACCAGTAGTAGCAAAACCAGGAGTAAAATCTCCCCCCTCAAAATTATATTCTGTATCTTTTGCTTTTGGAGCCCCCCCTACCATACTAGTCATAAACCCTGGCTTGCTTCTAGGATATTCAAAACATCCTGCATCTTTTACTTTATTTAAAAATATTTGTATTATTTCAAGATCTTTTGGTTGTAAAAAAGGATATGACCTGCCAGATGCATTAGAGATTTCATTGGGTAAGTACTCTTTCTGTACCGGCGCTGATGCCATTCTACTAATCCCGCCGTTTATTCCTCCACCTCAATCACATCCAGCTCCGGCAAATCGACCGCACCCGCCGGAATATGCGGATCCATCGGCGGCAACGCGGCCGGTATCCTGAGGTCCGTTGTCCTGCAGCCGGGCGCCTCCTTGGTTTCCAACAGCTCATCGATCTGCTGCTGCACAAGAGCCGGTGCGCGTTCCAACACCTTCTTGGCCGCCGGGGCCGATGTGATGAACTCCTGGAGCGCCGCCTCGTCCAACAGAATCTGCGTGAAGCTCGTGCCACCCCGGATCGGCTGACCCGTCATAATGTTGGCTGACACCGACGTCACGGGGTCCAACTCACCGAAGATTGCCGCTCTGAGCATGATGTCCTCCGTCTGCTCAAAGGAGGCCTTCGCCAGCGATCCCGTCTTCGTCTTCTTATTGACGCCGATGCGGTCCGCCGACATGAGCCGGCCGCGGTTCGTGAGAGCATCGCAGAGGATCGCGACGTGGCGGTAATTGACCGGCGCGGCCGATTCAAAGAGACTGAAGATCTCGCGGAACAGCACCTGGCGCGCCGCCTCAATGCCCAGGTTCTCGTTAATGTCATGGACGTGGTTGCTCAGAAGGCGCGTGCCATCGACATTCGGATGCACCAGTACGTCCAAGAAGTTCGTGCCGAAGGTGTCCAACACAAACTGATCCACGGCCTCGTACTTGTCGTCGTTTGCGGGATTCTTCTCAAAGACCGCGTCGCCCTCCTCGAGCTTACGGAAGCTTACGGATCGCAGGCCCGGCAGGCCGCGCACCAGTGTCTGCGTGAGCAGCACATTCTGCGCCTTCTTGATCGTTGTGAGGTCGTCCAGGGGCGGCGTGCCCGTCTTCTGCGTGAGCTGCAGACGGATGCGGAAGATCATCTGGCTGCTGTTGTGGTCCGTGTAAGTGAGTTCGATCGGCATCGCCTTGCGCAGCACGAATCCGATGTCGTCCATCGTAATGTTCTTGTTAAACATCTTTTCACGGTCGAGCTCCAGACGGATGATCCAGGGGCTGGCCTCTCCTGCGGGGGCCGCATTCTCCTCAAACGCCGAGAAGAAGTTGAGCCACTCCGTGTCCTCCGTCACGAGAGTGGCGGCGTCGCGTGGATCATAGTAAATGCGGCTCACCGTCACGAGGTCCTTGAGCATCGTGAATTCGAGCTCCTGGGCAAGGCGGCGGGCCTCCTCCTTCGACTTGCGCAGATCCTGTCGCAGAAAGATCGTGAGTGACGTCGCCTTGGGATTCTGCGTGACCTTGAGGAGCTCCTTCAAGCGGGGCACACCGCGGGTCATGCCCGACTTGGCGGCGACACCGGACAAATGGAAGGTGTTGAGCGTGTTATGCACGAAGATCGAATCATCCACCATGAAGCTGTCGTTGCCCGGCACGGTGAAGTCATACACGAGCTCATGGGGGTCCGCCAGGATGTCCAGGGCCGTGATTTCGTCCCAGAGAAGGTCGCTTTGGCGGGCCGATTCCAGGATCGCCAGATTGCGCTTCACCTGCAGCTCCACGGCGGGATCCACGTGGATCGCCATCATGTCGCAGAAGTCCTTGACGAAGGCATCCAGTGTGCGGCGACCGATTGCCGTCTTGGGCGTTGGTCTGTCGGATCCGTAGCGGCCGTACGTGCGGCTCTGGCCGGGCATCTTGAGAAGGCGACCCGTCTCGGCAATGACGTCGCCAAGCTCCGGAATCATGTCGAGCTCCTCCTTCAGGCTATGGACATCGGGACGCGCATTGTAGGCGACAATCTGGGCCAGCGCCGCCGCCTTTTCGGGAAGGCTGAGGCCGATCTCCTTCTGGAAGCGTTCGGCGTGCTTGCGAATGACATTGAGCGTGTGCATGACGGCACCCGGGATCCGGATAGAGGTCTCTTCACAGATTGTGGCAAAGACACCGCAGACGGGCAACAGGCGAGCTACACCGCGGATCAATGCAGATGAGCGGCTGCCCACGCGGATCTGCTGGCGCGTGACATTGACATTGCCGTCGCCGTCAAAGTAGCCCGACAGCACGCCGGCGATGAACTCCTTGTTGGCGTGGTGGATCGCGGGGCCGATGAACTTGTCGAAGGAGCCCGTGCCGCAGAGCTCTAGCAGCGCGACCTTGAGTGCAGCGGACTTGATGTTGGTTTCCTTTGATGGGCCATAGGAGCCCTTGTAATGACGCACAGTGATGGACCAGTCGTAGAGTACAGCCAGAGCACGAATGCGCTCCTCGACCATAGGGTGGATCTTGGTGATCTTGACCGTGTTGCCCATCAGCGATCCATCGGCCAGGTAAATGCCCACCAGCCAGCCAAAGTCCTTCGTCAGGAAGAAATCGCGGAAGACGGTGAGGGCCTCGGGGCTCTCGGGCACACGAACCGCGACAGGAATGCGCTGGCCCACCTTGAGGTCGGATCCCTTGATCTCGGCAATCCCGTTCGTGGTGCGCTTCAAGAAGGAGTGGCTCAGCGTGGCCGTCGTCTGGCGACCCGATTTGGTGGTCACGCGGACCAGGCCGCCATTCGCCGGGTGGCGACTGATCTGCGAAATGGTCTTCCAGCTGGTCTTTTCCTCATTGCTGACACCCATGATCGCCCACTCCGGTGGCAAATCGAGGACTTTACTATCGGTTGTGCCGGGAACCGTCTTCAGGTCCGCCGAATATTGGGTCATTAAATTGTTGATGAATACCCCCACCTGGCCCGTGAAAGTTAGTGACGTATTTTTTGTGTTCCGGACCGAGACCCAGGTCTCTTTTGTGACGGACATCTGAGTTGTGGGTTCGCCCAGCGACTGCGCGGCGATGATTCCCGACATCTCCCCTGGCGCGGCCCAGGATTTCATATGTTTGACCACAATCTGCTCGGCCAGCCAGTCAAAGGCACTGCGTGTGAAGCCTTTGGCGATGAGATCGCGAGGGTTCAGATGGTAGCGGAGAAGGGCCGCCCAGAGGCGATTATTGGGACTCGTACGGTAGCGGATGGCATCGATTGTGTCGAGCACATGCACACCTGTGACCGGCGCACCTGTCTTAGGCGCAAGGCCCATCTGGACGACTGCATCAGCGATCATGCGACCGAGATGCACGGCGGATTGCACCGTGGTATTGACCTTGTTGCCCCAGACATTCTGTACCAGCATGTCGCGATCCGCAAAGATCTGACTGAGGTGGGCCTGGCTCTTTTCGGCGGCGACATCGTCAATGCTGAAGCGCGCACGGATCTCCGTGGCCGACATTTTGGCTAGGTCGATGGGCTGATTCTCAATCTTGGTGGCGCTCGTGCCGTCTTCGCCGTACGCGAACTGCACAATGAGGCCGCCCGTATCGCGGACAGTACCGTCATGGTACGTCATGAGATCCTCCATGGTCTTGACGAGCTGACGCTGCAGATAGCCGGAATCGGCCGTCTTCACTGCCGTATCAATCAGACCCTCACGACCCGTCATGGCGTGGAAGAAGAATTCGGCCGGTGTCAGTCCCTTGACGAAGGAGGACTCGATGAAACCGCGGGCCTCGGCGCCGTCATCGTAGCGCTTGAAATGCGGCAGCGTACGATCCTGGAAACCGTAGCCGATGCGCTTGCCCTCGATCGACTGCTGGCCGAGCAGCGCAATCATCTGAGCGATGTTAAGGTCCGCGCCCTTGGAACCGCACTTTACCATATTCACCATGCGGTTATTGGCGGCCAGCGACTTGAGGCCCGTCTTGCCGGCCGCACCGATGGCCTTGTCGAGCGTCTGGAAGACCTTGCTCTCAAACTCCTCCTGGTTCGTACGGCCCGATGCATTGTCAAACAGACCCGTGTGCAGCTGGAGCTGCATGGCCTCGATCTCCTTCTTAAGCTTGTTCATGTCGGTGGCGATCGTGGCCAGAGTGTCGGCATCGGCCATCAGATCGCTCAGGCCCACGGAGAAGCCGTTGTTCTGAAGGTAGGCCGCCACGACGGCCTGGAGGGAGTCGATAAAATCCACTGTCATTTCGGGGCTAAAGTCGTTGTAGAGAATGTGGATCAGGGCCTTTTCAAAGATGTCACCATCCAGAATACCCTGCTCGATCTTGCCGTTGTTGATGATCACGTAATTCTGATCGGACTTGCTCGTCTTGTCCCAGACCTTGTTGCCGCAGGCGATATAGATGGAGGGCAGCAGTGCCGACACAACCTGCTGGCCCGACCATAGGGGCACAGGGTTATCGCCAGATGCAGGACGAGCGGGCGGCGGAATCTTGCCATCCCAGCGCTTGCTATGCACCAGGAGATTCATATATTCGCGCTGCGTGAAGAATTCGGTGGGCCGTGTGAGCCGATTGACGCCCACCAGCGTGTCTTGTACAATTGAAATCAGCGGCTTCGAGAGGCGCGGACTGATCATTTGGTTGGGAACTGCGGCGATCTCGCGCAGCTCCGTGGCAGCCTCTACGGACTGCGGCACATGCATGTTCATCTCATCTCCGTCGAACTTACGTCACACTCATGACGTAACCTGAAGTTTCCCTCAGGAATAGACTTTACCTTAAACTGGCCTCACTAGGACCAATCGACCGACGTCAAGTCGTTGCACCTTCTTCTCTCTACAGAAGCTTGGCTCAGGATTGCCCATTTCTTGCCTCGATGATTTGCCAGATCATCGCGACTCGAATCCACCAGGGTTGTTACTGCAGTGACATCTCACATACCCATTGCGGTCTTTCTCCGCGGGTCTCAGTACCTGTTGGTTTTAGGGGTTTCCCTGAATTTGACGGTCTTGCCAAGGAGCGCACGCGCTCCGAGACTAGATGGTTATATCGCTGATGCCCGGATGAGACGGGTACCGTGCGGCGGAACTTACACTGTTTTCCCCATGAGGTGTTTCCACAACCTCACAGGCAGCCACCTGTTGCTGACTTCGACGCATCGTCGATGACAGTTGCTTCCGGATGTTTCTGTAATAGGGCGTGAGCAAACGCCAAGGCCTTTTGTACTGCCTGTTCATATGTGCTGGTCTTTCCACCGAAGCAGATTCGCGCTTTATCAACATAAACCGCTGCCAGAGTATTGAACTTCGCGACACGGATTCGATCAACTGTTACGTCATCGAACCGCGCCAACTTGGTATCGTACTCGGTTGCGGTCGTGCTAAGAATGCGGGGATCCGCCTCAATTGGAACAGACTCAAACGCTGTCAGGAAGTGGGTGGCATCTGCGATCGCCGTCGCATACGTGCTACCTTCGCCCTGACCGAACACTAGACGAACCTCCTCGCCGGAGGTCTGTCGCAAATAGGCATAAATAAGATGGGGCTCGCCCAATCGCTTGATCTGTACAAGTCGCACGCCCGTTGTACGGGGCGCATAGAACTCAGACAGACTTGAAGCATCGCGGTGGCGACAGCGCCCGTGGCGCATCTTATTATACCCATTCGGTGTCAGCGTATTGAGTGCTGTTATCCAGTGTGCCTCGCGTTCATCCAGTCGCTCCTCTGGAATCCCCGCCTCCAAAGTCTCCACCTTGAAGGCACCGGGTCCGTGAGTCTGGAGGGCCAGACCCAGGAGCGTTGAACTCTTGCAACTGACATGGTCATTCCAGCGACCTGTGACACCATAGGCGTAGGGCTTCCCCGCCTTTATCTTGGTATCGCGTGTCTGACCCACGTAGCTGAGGCCCGTTGGCACACATGACAGTTTATACACACTGCCGATCATGCTCATTCCTACTATTATAATACAGATTTATCCGGTGGCAACGCATCAACTTTGCTTCTTTGTTAATCAGCGTTATACGGCTTCGTGACCGACACGTTCAGTCGGAATGTTGAATAGGGCAGGACCCGCACCAAGTGACACATCATCGACATGCGGTGCAGCGACGGCTGACGGTTGAAGAGCACCGCGTCGCCGTCCATGAGATGGCGATTCACGACGTCGCCCTCGTACAGCTGGATCGTCTTGGTATTCACGTGCTTCAGACTGATCATGCGGCCCCCTTCCGACGTCGTGGAGGCCCGCTGCACCGACTTGGCGCCTGGATACTTGTCTGGGCCATTCTGCACCAGCGAATACAGCCGGTCAATGTTGTAGGCCGTCACGCGCTCAGGAAACGTCAGATTCATCGCCACCTTGAGCGGCACACCGAGCTCCTGGACCGAGATGTTGGGATCCGGCGTAATGACCGACCGCGCAGAGAACTCCACGCGCTTGCCCTGCAAATTGTTGCGAATGCGCCCCTCCTTCGTGCCGAGACGCTGCTGGAGCGACTTGAGAGGGCGGCCGGATCGCTGAGCCGACTGTGCCACCCCCGGAATATCGTTATCGACATAGGTCGCGATGTGATACTGCAACAGCAACGTCCAGTCATCGATCGCCCGCTTCTTGGCCCCCTTGGTGATCTTGTCACCCAGCGTCTCATTGGTCTTGATGATGTCGATGAGCTTCTGTGTCAGATCGTCCTCCGACCTCTGGTTGTTGTCCTGGAGCACCGAGGGACGTACCTGCGGCGGCGGAATCGAGAGGACTGTGCACATCATCCAGTCCGGCCGACACCAGAGGCGATTGAATCCCATAAAATCCACGTCTTCGTCGCTGATACGGCGGAGGAGTCGATGCACGTACTCGGGTTCGAGGAACTTGCGGAGATTCGTGGCGGCGCCTCCTTCACCTTCGGGCCCGAGTCCCTTGAACTCGGCCACAATGCGAAACATGTCCTCCTCGTGATAGCGGTGGGGCTGGCGGGCGCCGCAACCATCCTCTGTCTGTTCGCCGCAGCGGGTCACCTCCTGACAGGCGACGAGCACCATCTTCCAGCGATTTTCGCCCTTGGCCCTCTTGAGGCCCTTGGCGGTCTGCTTGTTGATGAGGATCTTGCCGCACTTGATGCAGCAGCAGCGGAGAATCTTGAGAACCATTTTGAAGAATTGGGCGTAGTAAATGGGCCGGACGAGGCGATGGTGACCAAAGTGGCCCGGGCACCCGTGATTATTGAGACCACAGGAGCGGCACAGTTTGCCGTTCTCCAGTACGCCCATGCGCGGGTCTGCCAGACCGCCGATCTTGCCCTCTTGTGTGCTGTGACTCGTGACCTCCACGACGGATCGCCGCTCGATCTCATCGGGTCCAAACAGGCAGAATTGGATGCCCACAATCGCCTCCGTCTCTGAACTGTGAGAAAGATTTGGCATACCTGATATGCTTTAATGTTTTTAAACCGGCGGTGCCGCGGTGATCAACTTTGGTGTAAATTAGTGGAGTTCTTTAGATGTTAGTGAGGAGGGTGGCGCTACGAGCCCGAAACGAGCCTGCTGAACCGAAACCGGCACCTTCTATTTTATTTTCACCGGTTGTAAGTGATGTGATTCCTAGCGTGATTTATACTATGGTACCTACGACCAAAGAAGGCTATGAAGTAATTCATGTGAGCGATCCACGGGCCTTCATAAAAAGTTATTATCCGCGTCAAATATTGGATAGGTATGATGCATTAGATGCGGCGGAGCAAAAACTGTTATGGGCGGCCTGTGTGCTTTATAAACATGGCGGTGTCTGTTTTCTGGAACCTGGTGAATTTACCCACGAGCCATCTACTGAAGTAGGGGCAGTAACAGTGGCATATGCGGGTAGTTCCATGCTGCGATCATACATTTTGCGGTCATTGACTGGTCGCCCTGTTGCTAGACCGATTGTTAGGCCCATGGTTGTCAGGCCTATGGTTGTCAGGCCTATGGTTGCTACACCAGAAGCCAGACCAGAAGCCAGACCAGAAGCCAGACCAGTAGCCAGATCAGAAGTCAGACCAGTGGTTCGCGTCTATATTCTTTGTCATAATGACACACGCCTGCAGGAAGCAGCCCGCATCTATAAACCGTACCCCTGGGCGATTCCCATTCGCATGAAATACCAAGACTGCACGTTTGAAAATGCCTTTTGGCGGCAGTTGAACGAAATCAAAGACGAATGGGCGGACTGCGCCATGGTCGGCACTCTCTCTTTTTCAGCCTATAGAAAGATTGATTTAAGGAAAGTGAATGCAATTATTCGGGATCCAACAAAATGGACCTCAGGGTTCCATCATTTCTCTGAAACTACCAAGCCTCTTACAAATGATCATCCGCATCTGCTGACTATAGCAAAGGAGGCACTGCGATCATTAGGGATGGAGTCTCCGCCGACCGCCTATTCGAACTATTGGATCGCTACACCCGCCTTGATGGCCGGTTTTATTAACTGGTATGAGACGGCATTGCATCCTGCAGTCATGTCGCATCCGCTCATTCTTACCGATGCCGTCTATGTAGATGGAAGAATGAACAAATCGGAACTGATGGCATTGTGCAAGGTACCCTATTATCCGCACGCGCCATTTGTCCTAGAACGTCTATCCATCTGCTATTTTAAACAGGCGACGCTTTTTAACATGAAGGATTCACCAACTATTAAACAGGGTTTCAGGGATTTTTGCAATCATTATATACCTTACATGCGTCTCTTTACTGTTCCGCAAATTGACGTGGGACAACGAAATGAGGCAGTTTTAATTGAATATCGTATCTTTCCACACATTGAATTTCTAATACGAAATACAATACGGTTTCTTGGATCAGAGTGGAGTTATACGATTGTTTGTGGGAAAGACAATTATGAATACATGGTACAACTGGCGGCGGCCATCCATACAAACATACGTGTCATTGAAACCCCCTATTCCAATCTTACACCATCGACCTACAGTACTCTATTAGCGTCTGCCGATTTTTGGAACCTATTAACAGGTGAAAAGTTGTTAATTTATCAGGAAGATTCGGTCATGTTTCGCAGCGGTATCGACAAATTTTTACAATGGGATTATATTGGCGCGCCGTGGCCCTTGAATCAGAACGATGCGCCGGTGCTAGTTGGAAATGGCGGGTTTAGCCTTCGTTCCAAATCGGTTATGCTAGAGGTTATTGCTAAACGGGCGATTGCCGACACGCGACCTAATTCTTCTACCGCAAGGTATATGGCACATACCGGCTCCACTGTTCTCCCTGAAGATGTGTATTTTTCCAAAAATATGCAGGAACTCGGCATTGGACGTGTAGCCACGTGGGCGGACGCATTCGAATTTTCGACAGAAACACAATATAGCCGTGACAGTTTGGCGGGACATAATTTTTGGCTGTGTGATCCCGCATGGGAGTTACGTCTTTATAAATCATTATTTAAGTTTGCACATGTTCGTACTCCCTATGGATTAAATATCGGTGGCGGAGAAAAATATTTACTTGATATCTGCAACTACTTCAAAACTGTGAAAAAATGCATTGTTGTTATCGAGGTCAATGAGAATACTGCGGTTGCTTTAAAAACAATTAATTCTATTATCGGCAGTGCTGATTCAATAGTTCTATTTCCTTATAATACGCCATTTCCATTTCAATTGGTACCCGATTATTTTTTCAATATGGAAAATTCCACGTATCCAACGGTCACGGCAAAGGGAGTTACGAATATATATCATTGCCAGTTTCCATTTTCAGTGAATAATAAATGCAAAGATTATCTTTCAAGTTATGATCATATTATACTTAACTCTGAATTCACAAAAAGCAATTATGTGCTGAATGTGCCGGAACCAGAGAAGAGAAAGATTGCTGTATTATATCCATCATGTATGTCTTTGGAGTTGGATAAATCTTTTAAACAAGAAAATACCTTTGTAGTGTGTGGGCGCATATTCGAATACGATCATCATGCACATAATAAGAATTTTGACAAGGTCATTAAGGCCTTTAACGCGAGTACGAACCGATCTTACACGTTGCACGTGATAGGTGCCTGCTACTCTGAACCGTGGCTGGCGCATTTAAAGAAGCTAAGCAAGGCAAACGTACGATTCCATATTGATTGCTCTGATGAAGAAAAGATAAGAGTACTGAAAGGCTCTAAATTTATTATTAATGCGACCGGATTTGGTCGTGATAAAATTAAAGAAGCCTATTCCTACGAACATTTCGGGATTAGCATGGTGGAGGGGCTGGCCCATGGCTGCATTCCTATTACGGTAGATGGCGGATTTCCTACATATTATGTGGCGAAAAGCAAGCGACCGCTTATATACGGTTCGGCGCCTGCGCTGATTGAACTATTGAGCTCACTGGAGCGTACATCGGCAGAGTATGAGTTTGAGTATGAATATTATACGGAGTTGATTAAATCCTTTAATAAGGATCATCATACAGACACGTTAAACGCGGTTCTAGGGCCTGGTTAAAATCTTATATTTTTGTTAGAATGAGCTATACTTGGCAAAATGTGCAGGCTTTCTATAAACAATGCGACAACAATGCCGATTTTTTAAAAAAGTACCCGACGATTGGTATGGCAGACGATCGCTCCGCAATAAATACCGACATTCAAGAAAGCAGTGATCAGATCAACGAGCTACTCCACCTTTATTCACAAGGGCTTCTTGTAACAACACGCCTGGGATGTGTTGAAAGCAGTTTTTTGTGCAAATATCTATTACATTTTCCGGTTAAAGACCATTTGATCACAGCGCCCGATACGATTGATTCGTATATGAAGACAAATGCCGGCCTGTATTATTCAGACCGTACGCGACGTACCGAGGTTCTGGACTGGTGGTGTCGGACAACGGTAGATCTTATAAAACATTCCACCTATACATCGTCTTATAATTTTTTGAATAATGATTTATGCTTACTTGCAGCCATGAACATGAAATGCAGATACTATAATTATGGATATCTATATAAATTAATCTTACAGAAATCTGAAGGGCAACGTATTCTATATATTGGGAATGCGGTTGATTCTATCCGTGCTGGATATGCTAGAGGTCTTCAAACATTTTGGACTTTTCCTGTGTCGAATTTTACGCTGGAATGTATTAAAACGCCGCAGACAACTGCGGGTATGGAATATCCACATGACACAATGATTGAGACATGTGAAGCTATTCAAAGAGAAATAAGTAGATACAATTTTGATACTGCAATTCTTGGGTGCGGAGCGTATGGCCCGCCCTTGACTAATTTTATTCGCACTGCGCTACCCGGTAAGAATGCTATCTACTTGGGATCCGACTGTTTTAAGATGTTTGGCATCACGGTACCCTTGTGGAAATGGGAAGAGGATCCTTCATTGAAGACAGAATTTCGGCATGATAAGTTGATCCACGTTGTTGAATTGCTTCCTGCAGGCTGTAAAAATCATTCTGAGAAGAAGTATTGGCGCATTACAAATTGAGAGTATTATGCGTTTAAATAATAATTAATTAATCATATTATTATATAATATGATTAATGAAAATTTCCCCCCCGGTCATTTTTATTCAGTGATTCCAAATATAACGAAAGATTATAATAATAATAATACAAAATTTTTAAATTTAGATTTTAACGAAGAAAGTCACAAATCAATATTAAGTGACATTAATAATTATTTAGTAAAATTTGATGAAGAATTTGGACATACAGATGTAACAACCAGACAAAATAATTTACAATATACTTTATTAAATGGGGCGTTTGAATGGATGGACGCACGATTATTACATTATTTTTTACAAAAAAACAAACCAACAAAAATTATAGAAATAGGTTCAGGAAATTCAACATTGCTAACATATAATACAAAACTAATGTTTAATTTAGATCTAGATATTATATGCATAGAACCATATCCAAGTGATTTTTTAAAGAATTTACATAGCACTGGTAAGATAACCTTAATAGAGGATCGTTTAGAAAATGTTGATTTACAAATTTTTACTACACTTACGCAAAATGATATACTCTTTATTGACTCGAGTCATGTATTAAAATTAGATAGCGATGTTATGTTTTATTTTACACAAATATTTCCATTATTAAATAAAAATGTATTAATTCACATTCACGACATTTTTTTTCCTTATGATTATCCATTGGATTGGTTAAAACAAGGAAGATTTTGGAATGAACAATATTTTTTATACACATTTTTACAATACAATACAAAATTTAGTATCAAATTTTGTAATTCTTATTCATCGTACAAATATCAGAATGAATTAGAAATACTACAACAAAATACATATGAAAGAAAAAATAACATAGTTAGTGGTGTTTTTTCGGGAGGTTCAATATGGTTAAATGTAGATGAATAATACCGCCTGTGATGTCCGGATCGAACTAGAACGATACTTATTCTAAATTGTAGGTCTGGATACTGAAAGCACTTATGGTAGATCTTCTGGAATTATCATCTACATATTATGTTGTTTATTGGTAGTATGGAACGGGTACGATACTATTTGGGAGCTTGGACAGAGCCCTGCACAATACAGATTCCTGCAACTGCTAAGGAGTTTAACCTAAATAAATTATACTGGTACCAAGGGCCTAGTATCACAAATGTGCCGAATTTTCGATTTGATTATGGTACTCTAACCCCTGGATTTTGGTGGTATCATGGCCAACATGGAATGATAGTAGATATACCCTGCCTTACTATAAGCGCCGATGGGATTGATAATGAGGGCCTACCTGCTCTTGCTAAAGTGCGCCGGCTTACTGATCCTTCGGGCGGGCTTATCTGGCCCGCAGAATATGCTCGTCACTGGGGACACATTAAAGAATCAAGACAATGCTCAATACGTTGGGGAAATAAATTAAATGGTTGTGTATGGCGCGGAACACCGACCGGACTGCAATCTCCTACAGATAATCCTCGTATTCTAGTTTGTAAGAAGTATGGATCTCTCCATAATATTGGAATAACGCAAACATGGGATCGTTACCCTGATGAATATGTTAGACCGCCGCTGACTATTGCAGAAATGCTGAAGTACAAATATATTATCAGTTTGCCCGGAAATGATAAAGACAGTGGGCTGAATTGGAAGCTGGCCTCTAATTCTCTGGTTCTTATGCCCCCTCCTACCGTAGAGAGTTGGCTTATGGAGGGCTTGTTAAAGCCCTATGAGCACTATGTCCCGCTTGCCGCCGATTGTTCAGATCTGGAAGAAGTAATCGCGTGGTGCAATGATCACGAAGAGGAGTGTTTGCGCATAATTGCAAATGCCAATGCATTTATGCAACAATTTGACGATCTAGCTGTGGAGAAAAAGATTTTTGAAGCGATAAAGGCGCATTATTTACGGAGTTTTACATTCAGTTAGGCCGTCCGTTGCTCTTTTTGGAACCACGACAATCTAGGTGTTTTTAAATGTCGGCGTATTACCGATTTATTATAATATATGTACTAGTAGAATGTTAATACGGTATGGCACCATTGAACATAATATTGATGTCACATCTATCTGTCATGCCAATTTGAGGGATGGAGATTTTATTATAATCCCTTCCGGTGATTTCGACCGAGCCGCTTTTTTTTCGGATCCAGCTCATGGGAAACTAAAATCTGTATTTATAGATTTAAATGGCGAAACCACCACATACGATCATACGAAAAGACTGTGCATCAGTGTATCTTTAAATAAAATAATGGATAATATTCCATCTACTTTTTTACCTGTTGCAGAAAAACTCAATCAAATGCATGCACAATTAAAATTAAACTATGGATCATTTGAAGATGAGCTACCTGAACAGCAGATGGCGGTTCGGTATTTAACTGGTAGTGAAACGATATTAGAGATAGGCGGAAATATTGGAAGAAATTCTCTTATTATCTCACATATTTTAGGTAAGCGCGATGCTAATCTAGTTGTTATGGAATGCGATATCGGTATAGCGCGGCAACTGGAAGAGAATCGTGATATTAATAAAATGTCATTCAATATAGAAAAATCCGCACTGTCAAAACGAAAATTAATCCAACAAGGCTGGGACACACTTGTCAGTGATATCGTACTTCCGGGTTATAAGCCAGTCGATGTAATTACGTATTCAGAACTTTTACAGAAATATAAAATTACATTTGATACACTTGTGCTTGATTGTGAGGGCGCATTCTATTATATTTTGCAAGATATGCCGGAGATACTTGACAGTATAAATTTAATCCTTATGGAAAATGACTATCGTGATATTGCACATAAACAATATATTGACAGTGTCTTAAAAGCGAATAATTTTTCAGTGGTTTATTCTCAAGGGGGTGGATGGGGCCCCTGCGAACGTGAATTTTTCCAAGCTTGGAAGCGTACAAATTAATGTTAGTAATATGTATATGAAAGTGGCTATATTATTTTTTGGTTTAACGAGAACACTTGCAAAAACAATCGATTCAATAAAAAAAAATTTATTTGCACCATTGGATGAAAATTTAATCCATTATGATATTTTTATACATACTTATAAAATTTATGGGCCGTACAATAATGTTTATAGTGGAGAAAAAACTGATAATTATAATAATGAAGATGTTGAAGAGATATTAAATCCAAAATATTTTATTTTTGATAATCAAAAAACAATAACAGATAATATAGATTTTGATGAATATTATAAAAATTTAGGCAATTGGACTGGAATGACTCCTGAATTGACAAAATATTTAATAAAAAATATGTGCCTAGCTTTGTATTCAAAAAAACAAATCACTTTACTTTTTGATGAACATAAAAATGATTATGATTATGCTATTATAATTCGTCCAGATACAGAACTATATACTAAAATCAATATAAATGATTTTAATGAATTAAATGATAATAATATTATTATTCCTGTAAAGGATTGGTTTGCAGGATATAATGACAGGATGTGCATTGGAAAACCAAATATTATATCATATTGTGGTAAATTATTCGATCATTTAAAAATATATAGTGAAACAACAAGTATAATTTCTGAAAAATTTTTTATGGATAAATTAAATGAAAAATCTATTACTGTTATACCAAAACACATTGAATATGTTAATTTGCGAATATCTAATACATAAAAACTAGCGGAAAAAATCTAAAAATTTTCGCCTAGGTCGCTCAGCCAGCCTAGGACGAAGGTAATTATAATAACAGCCTACTTGGTTTATATACATTTGTGGAATGTTATTCGTATTCAAAATATCAAAAATAAAATATCCATCTGCATCATAACGATCTGGGCGCCACAGTATGTTTTTTATATGCCGTTTATGTACAATAAACATGGCGGTATCAATATAGCCGCTCTGTATGTTATTACCATATATAATTTCTTGTTTATTATCGCGTAGCTGATCAAATGTGGTAAAAGAATCAATGTGCAATGATTCAATAATGGACCAGAAATTAGGGTGGATTATATTATCATCGTCCAAAAAATAAATCCAGCCATCTTTCACCAGTTGCATGCCGTAGTTACGCTGTGCATTTCCCACTTTGCCTATTGCATTACATTCAACTTCTATAATTGATGGATGCGTGCTATATAATTTATCATATTTCCTATTTTTTGAAGTATCATAGACTATAATCCATTTCTTAATCTTATCAAACTGTATGCTATCATATAGTTTCGCAAGATTGGAGGGACGACAGCATGGGGTTATTATCCACATTTAATACATACGCATATAAAAATGCGTGTCCTTGTATTTGGTGCCGCTGGTTGGATTGGCCAACAGTTCCTGGCAAATACGCAGCACACGGTGGTACTCGCCAAGACGAGGCCTGAGGATTATGAGGCGGCAGCAGCAGAAGTCGATGAGGTGGCACCTGATGCCGTGTGCTCCTTTTTGGGCCGCACCCACGGCCCCGGATCGCCTACGATCGACTATCTTGAGAAGCCAGGCCGGCTCTATGAGAATATGCGCGACAACTACTTGGCGCCCATTCATCTGGCGGAGATCTGTGAGGCTCGCAAGATTCAGTTTGTCTATCTGGGCACGGGCTGCATCTACACTTACACGGCCGACCAACGCCTGTTTTCGGAGGAAGACCGACCCAATTTCTTCGGCTCGTCGTACTCGATCATGAAGGGCTTTACCAATGAGGAGATGAAGCGGTTTTCGCGAACCCTGCATCTTCGCATTCGGATGCCGATTTCTCGGCTGGTGAGTGGCCGCAATCTGATCGACAAGCTGGTATCGTATCCCAACATCTGCTCTGTGCCGAATTCTATGACGGTGCTGGACGACATGTGGCCGATTCTGGATCGCATGATTGAGCGTCGGACCGCAGGTACTTACAATCTCTGCAATCCTGGTGTCGCGGAGCACCGGTGGATCTTGGAGCAGTATCGTGATCTGTTGGCACCGACGCATAGATGGAATGATGTCAGTTACGAGGAGCAGATGAAGTTCATCGCATCGCATCGATCCAACAATGAGATGACGACCGCGAAGCTGGAGGCGTTTTGCGCAGCCGAAGGCCTGCCGCTGCCCGATCTCAAGACATCGATCCTACGGTGCCTGGCGGCTCGTCTTGATAAGACTCAATAGATTGGCCGTAAAATCCGTATGCTCCTCGGTCCAGCCTAGAGCACGCAGTCGCGAGGAATCGATGGCATAGCGGAAATCGTTGAAGGGGCGGTCCTCGACGTAGGTTACATGGGCTGACAGATCCTTGTCGGTCGTCATGTGTTCTACCAACAGCGTCGCCACATCCATGACCGAGTGTTCGCAATCGGTACCGATGTTGTAGATCTGATTGATTTCGCCGCGTTCCAACACGATCTGCGTAGCGGATGCCACGTCCGCCGCCCAGATGAAATTGCGGCGAGTCTCGCCGCGACCGTGGATTGTCAGCTGTCGGCCTTCTTTCAAGAGTTTAATAAACTTCGGAATCAGTTTCTCTGGATACTGATTCGGACCATAGACATTATTGCAGCGGACAATGACCACGGGCAGCTTGAAGCTGTGATAATACGAGCGGGCGATGAATTCGGCGGCGGCCTTCGTGGCGGCATACGGATTTGTCGGATTCAGCAGAGATTTCTCGCAGCAGCCTGGGTGGTCGGCATCGACTTCGCCATACACTTCGTCCGTCGAAAAATGCAGAAACATGGAGAGGCGGCCGTATTCCTTGGCGGCCTGCAACAGCGTGTGCGTGCCAACCACGTTGTCCGTCGTATATTGCAGCGAATTGTCGAAGGAATTATCGACGTGGCTCTGGGCGGCGAAATGGACGATCGCGTCGATCTTGTATTCGACCAGAATATGGCTGATTAGATCCTTGCTGGTGATGTTGCCCTGGATGAAGCGATATCGTGGCGACGGTGTTACGTTCGCAGTGGAGGCGCAGTAGTTCAGACAGTCGATATTGACGATCTCGGCCGAGGCATCGGTCGCCAACATGTAGTTGATAAAGTTGGACCCGATAAAGCCGCAACCGCCAGTGACGAGAAGAGGGCCCGGCATTTACAGGGCCGTAGAATATAGGCGGGCAAATGTGACGCAGCTGTTGGTTAGTACCAGGCCGAGTACGATGGCATCTGTGGGTTCTCTACGTATAATAGTCGGTCCGATGTTTGCTGGTAAGACCAGCGAAATTCAGAGCGTGGTGCGACGCTATGAATGCCTAGGGCGGAGTGTATTGGTCCTCACAGCGGACATTGACCGTCGTTATTCTGAGGGGGGCGCTATTGTGAATCATGACAGGGCCGCGCTACCGGCGCGAGGAGTACCGGTTGGTTCGCTTCTTGAAGTACTGGAGTGGCCTGAGTTTGCAGCGGCGACGGCGATTGTTGTGGATGAGGCGCAGTTCTTTGTGGGATGCTTGATACCATTTGTGAGATCAGCGGTCGATCGGCACCATAAACATGTCGTGGCTGTCGGCCTCGACTCCGATGCCGATCGCCGGCCCTTTGGAGATATATTGGCACTGGGATCTCTTGCTGATAGCATAGAAAAAAAGACAGCACTCTGTCGTGCCTGTGGGGACGGTACGGCGGCCATTTTTACGCGATCAATTAAAAAACGCGACGCCCAGGTGGCAGTGGGGGGCGCGGAAATGTACGAACCCGTTTGCCGGCGCCATTATTCTGAACCTTGAACGCCGGAGTTCGCGTTTTTTAAATTGCCGGGGATCCTAGAGGACCCGTATGTTGGTATGACCTAGTTTTGGTCGTACGTGTGGTTTGATTTTTTAAGGGTTCTGGCCACCGTAGGATTTTTTAAACGCGTCGGATTTGAGCATTTCTCTGGTCGGGAAGAAAGCTATAAGAATAGATGGGCCTTGGACTTGGATCTCAAGTGGCGGCGGGTGCGCCGCTGCAGGCCCTTGTAGAGGCCCTTGACGAACTTACGCTGGTGAATCCGGCGTGCAGTGTGACGCCGGATTTTTTCAGAATGCTTTGAGATGACTTTGCTGCCTTCGAGAACCGTGACAGTGTTGGTTCCTTCGTCATTGACCAGATTTGTCCGATGAATGACGGAAACGGCGGGTTTGCCTGGTTCCTTGCGATATCTTGTTTCAACGGTGCTGACACGGATCATTTCTCTACTGTATAGCAGGGTTAAAGCCGGGCTCCTCTACACCAGCAGATGATTACCGAAGTGTCCGAATCGGACGCGCAGACATCGTATCCTGTCACGCGGCGTATTTATGAAGGGCGTTCGGGCCCCTGTGGCTCGATCGTGATTGCCGATTCGCCCACGTATGGGCGTTTATTATTTCTGGACGGCGAACTCCAGTCGGCTGCGGCGGACGAACACATCTATCATGAGACGCTCGTGCATCCCGTCATGGCGGCGGCTGCGGCCGCGGTCAGTTACCATCATGATCCGTCCATTCGGGTGCTCGTTGTCGGAGGAGGGGAGGGAGCCACGGTGAGAGAGGTGCTCAAATGGGCGCCCGAACACGTAGATTGGATCGACATTGATGGGGAGTTGGTGGCGCTCTGTAGGGAACACTTGGGCTGGGCGCCGGGCGTCTATACGGATCCGCGTGTCAGGTATCAGGCGGCCGACATTCGGGATGCTCTGCCTGCTCTGGGCCAGTACGACGCGATAATCTTGGATTTGCCGGACCCGGATGGCGATACGGGGTATCTCTATTCGGAGCCTTTTTGGCGGGATCTGCGGGACCACATGGTGCCGGGAGGCTTTATTGTAACGCACTGCGGGCCCGTGCGACCCTTCGGCTCGATCGGCGGTGGGTTTCAACGGATCTTGACAGCAGAGGCCATTCGGTTTCGCACCGGTGGATTCTACAGCCAGTCGATGCCGAGTTTCCAGGGCGAATGGGGATTCATGTTGGCCTCTACGACTGACACGGATCCATTCGACTTTACGACGCGGCTCTACGGGCTACCCGCTGGCCTCGTGGTGGCGGATACGGCGCAGATTCATTCGTGGGCCAACAAGCCGTTGATCTGGCAGACCGCCACTCAGGCATTCACAAGATACGTGTAGAGACCGCTGAACTGGAAGAGCAGATGGAAGATGCCGAACTTGGCGGCCAGAAGAATGAAATCCAGATTGAGCGTGGAGAGCTCTAGACGACCGTCGTGGCGGAAATCGAGGATTACATAGATGACCGAGGCGGGCACAAAGGCAACGACCAGCGTTTCGATCAGAAAGAGCCATGGCTGCTGGGTCGGAAAGGTTGTATCCTGCACCACGTAGCTGGCATAGGCGAAAAAGACAACAGCCGCCACGATCACGACGAGGACCAGATTCGTCAGAACGACGCCTGTAGGAATTCCACCAATTGTAAATTCCGTCGGGATCTTGGTGGGGAGTGTGAAACGGCCGAACAGAAAGGATAGAATGGCCCCGACCAAGAGACCGGCGGCAGCGGCGACGATGAATGTGTAAGTATCCGGTATGGCCTTGGCAGCGGGCATCCTCTAGTACATGAGGCGTCTTTCTTCGAGGTCTTTGTAGGTGCCGTACCGGAGATAGCGAACATTGGTGTAGCCGAGGTCTTGAGCTAACAAACCGGCATAGGCAGCGCGCCCTCCACCTTCGTTGTCGTAAAAGAGAATGGAATGGCTGTGATTGCGTACGAGACGGGGAAGTTCTTTGACCAGATCCTTGATAAGAATATGCACAGAATTACTGTAGGAACCTTCGTGAAAGAATATTGGCTCATTTACATCAATGATTCGGCTAATCCAGCCGTCGCGGATTAGCTCACGGGCCGTTTCGGGTGTTACGGACTGAGGAGCGGGGCGGAAAAAGAGAAAGAGCATGGCTAGGATCGCGGTCACCGCAACCAAAATCATTCCCGACAATAACCAGGGGTCTAGCAGGTCCATCTGGTGTGGTCTGCGGTTTCTGTGGGCCCCAGGTCCTTGCATCCCCAGGACCGAGGTAGCAGGTCCTATAGTACAGTTGGTTAGTACATGAGATTCTGACTCTCAAAGCCCGTGTTCGATTCACGGTAGGATCACAGTAGGATAATTTGTAGCCGGTCCTATAGTACAGTCGGTTAGTACATGGGACTTTGAATCCCAGAACCCGTGTTCGAGTCACGGTAGGATCACAAGCTCTTGCTAAAAGAGCAGAGCCCTTTTAGCTCAGAAAGCACTGATGGTGCAGACTTTTGCTAAAAGAGCAGAGCCCTTTTAGCTCAGAAAGCACTGATGGTGCAGACTTTTGCTAAAAGAGCAGAGCCCTTTTAGCTCAGTAGCAGAGCGTCTCTCTTGTAAAGAGAAGGTCCGCGGTTCGATTCCGCGAAAGGGCATACCCGCGAGGGTATTTTGCAAGCAATGGTATTTGCTTACAAAGCAGCCGGATAGACATTGGTCAGCGGCGTTGTAGGAATCCCCAAGGATCGCTGCGAGGCCCAGTTATAGGCCGGACAGGCCTGCACGTGCAGTTGTTGGCCCGCCTGATAGCGCAGCAGTTCTGATTGAATAGAGAGGGGATACCACAGCGACGGTGTTTGAGGAAAGGCCGATGTGCCCGGTGGCTGGTACCCTCCCTGATTGCTCCAATAGACCCGTGTCGCCGCATCTGTCGATTCCACAAGTTCAAAAAAGGTCCATGCATCCTTATTTGTAGCATATTGCCCCTGGGACTGTAAAGGAAACAGCGCACCGGGGTAATTGCTGACAGGCCAGACGGTACCAGAGGCGTCATAGCGCGTACAGAAGCTGCTCATCTAAGAGTAGGCGCGATTAGAAGAGTATGTCCGACACCGAATCAAGCCAATCGACTGATCCAGAAGTGGATCAGAAGCCATGGTTTTGCTATATGCTTCAGTCGCTCGACGGATCCAAAACCTACGTCGGTGCCACAGTGGATCCTAATCGACGGTTGCGACAGCACAACGGAGAGATCGGCGGCGGCGCAAAGGCCACCAAGGGCCGGGCCTGGCGGCGGCGCTTCTTGATCGGCGGCTTCGCCAGTGAAGTGCCCGCCCTCCAGTTCGAATGGCGCTGGAAGTGGCTGACACGGCAGGCGCCCGGCAACTCCTTCATGGAGCGACGGATTCATGCTCTATCGCTTCTGCTGGCTTCGGTAGAGGGAGCCGAAGTGCTGGAGGGCGGTGATTAGAATGTTGGCCACACAGATGGGGACTGTTGCTTTTGGCTGCATTCGAACAGGGTTTGCCCAACTTGGTCTTTGCAGTGCATTTGTAGGCCAGAGCGGGTCCCTTGCGAATCTTGTTGGCCATCCAGGCAGCAGAGGATGCGTCGAAATCGGCGGCTGTAATGGGTTCCATCGTACCTGGTCTGCCTATGGTCAGAGCGCCTTCACTTTTTGTATCAGAGCCTCTGAGACTCTGATATAAGAAGTTATACTTACCTTTACCGACGCAGCACCGTGAAGCATACGACGACTAAATGCCTCAGCATTTAGTTGGAATAGGCCAGGCCGCCCATGCCGCTCATGATGCGGAGAACGTTGTAGTTCGTCGCATAGATATTGACATTCGCGGAGGACTGCCTGGTGTAGCCAGGGGCCGCCTCCGTCGATTCAGAGTCGTTGCCGTTGTCGCCTTGAGTGACAGTAACGACGTTCGTCTTGAAGGTCGCGGGCGTGAGCGTAAGGTTAAGGACCGCATTGTCAATGCGGGAGAAGTTGCACGAGCCAGACGGCTGGAGGTCCTCGGGCTTGAGGGCAAACGAATAGACGTTGATGCCCGTCGCGGGGGTGCTCGTGTGGTGCTGGTAGGGCTGGACGAAGTTGAAGTAGCTGCCCTCACGCTCCGTGAAACGGTCCTGGCCGTTGAGCTGGATCTTGGCGACCGCCGTGGGGTTGCCGAGCTGGGCATCCGTGTAGCGCCAAGGGCTGTTGAACTTCGAGTTGCAATCGACGTAGCTGGGGTTCTGGACAACCCAGATGATCTCCTTGCAAGGGTGGTTGAAGGAGAGCTGGATCTTGTTGGACGTGGAGGTAACCGACTCCGTGCCCGTGAATTGGAGCTGCTCGATCAGGTACTCGTGGGCGACCTGCGCGAAGCGGCGGCGCTCCTCCGTGTCGAGGTAGATGTAATCGACGTAGAGAGAGCACGCGACCAGGCCCTGGCCACCGACGGCGCTGAGGACCCTCGTGGTCTCAGGGGCCGCCGTTGCTGAGATGGTGCCAATGTTGCAGAGGTACTGGAGGTTCTCGAACTCGACATTGATCTTGACCTCGTGGTACTGGAGGGCGATGAGGGGAAGCGCGAGGCCCGTGTGGCGGTTGAACCAGAACTCGAGAGGGATGTAGAGGGTCTGCTCAGGGATGCAGCCATGAACCTTGCTGTTGCTGTCGCCGTTGATGATCGTGCCCGCGCCGAGGGCGCAGTCATCACCACTGGCAATGAGCGTGGGGTTCGCGCAGGCCAGGATCGAGGCATCGCGGACATTTGTCTCCGTGACGCAGGGGCTGCAGGTCGCCTCGCTGACGTCGAGGAGAACACCGCCATAGCCATTGACCATGTTGAGGTAGGCCAGCTGCTTGCCCGTGGGGAGCGTGAGCTCATTCCAGATGTGGAGCCACTCACCATAGTGCTTGTCGATCTGCTGGCCGCCGATCTCAACATAGACGTTGTTGATCAGGTACTGGCCGAGGTAGGGCACCCAGGAGAAGGTGTTGGGGCCAGGGACCAGGGCCTGGTCGATCGCGGGAAGAGTCACCTGGACATAGACACGGGTGATGAGATCGCCGTTACGGGAGATCGTGCTCTGGACACGCTTGCCGAAGTTGCCGACACCGTTGAAGGTCTGCTCGATGGACTCCATCGCGAAGTTAGAATGGCGGCGGTAAAGCTGCTTGAAAAAGGTAACCTGAGGGTTGGCCGTCAGATACACGTCTTGGGCGCCATAGGCGACGAGCTGCATTAAACCACCGGATGTCATTGCTTATACTTTAGGGATCTAAAAAAATTTGGCCGGCCCCGGGGGAGATCCGGGGGTCGGACGGATGATCTGGTGACGGTCGAAACAAAATCGCTTTAAAAGCGTGAAAACCGTGATACAATAGGTGTCCGGTTTTTGCAAAGTGGTGAATTTATGTGAATCTTTAGTTAGAATATGCAAATCTTTCCGCTTCCAGCTAACATCGCTACGCTCAGTTGCTGTAAGCTAATCTGTCCGCTTATTCTGAACCTCGACCTGCAGTCTTAGTTCGAATATGCTAATCTGTCCGCTTCCAGCTAACATCGCTACGCTCAGTTGCTGTAAGCTAATCTGTCCGCATATTCTGAAATTCGTCGTTTTGCTTCGCAAATCTCCTCAATTCGAATATGCTAATCCGCCCATGCCCGCCATGATGCGCAACACATTGTAGTTCCTAGCGTAAATACGGACCTTTGCCGAGCCTCCGGTGACAGAAGTCGAGGTTCCGCTACTCACGGTGTTGTTCGTCACCACCAGCGTAATTGTCGCCGTGTCAATCCTGCTAAAGTTACACGTGCCACTCGGCTGCAGCTCCTCCGGATTCAGAGCAAAGGAATACACATTAATGCCCACCGCAGGAATGTTCGTGTGATGCTGAAACGGCTGAACCAAGTTAAAGTAGCGTCCATCCCGCGCCGAAAAACGATCCTGACCGTTCAACTGAATATTTGAGACGGCCACGGGATTGTAGCCCGCCATGCCCTCCGTCACGGCTCCCGAATAATTCGACTCCAACACGGCCCGGTCCCAGTAATCCGTATAATTGAACGGCTGCTGCCCCTTCCAGGGATCTACCGAGGCATCGCAGGCCACAAACGCATCCCGCTGCACGACCCACACGAGCTCCTTCACAGGATGGTTGAATGACAGCTTGATCTTGTTCGACGCCGACGTGATCGACTCATCTCCGGTGAATTGCAGCTGTTCGATCAGATACTCGTGGGCCACCTGCGCGAACCGCCGGCGCTCGTCCGTATCCAGATAGATATAATCAACATAGAGCGACGCGGCCACGACACCCGTCGCATTCACGGCATCAAACACATACGGACTGTTGGTCCAGCAGAGATTCTGGAGCTGGTTGAGTTCAAGGGTCACGCGCACTTCGTGATACTGGAGG